TTGAAACTTTAGGAACTTGAAAACCTCTTCATCCGTCCAGTCTTGAACGGGCATTCTATATTCAATGCCGTCAATAACTGACCGATCACGCGATGTGGATTTGCGACCATCGCTATTCTTCTGACCCTTTATAACATACTTAACGCCAAGTTTGATGCACTCAGCGTGCAGAGGAAACCAAATGTTTGCGGCACAACAATTTACATATGGCTGCATCATAGGGGTGTCTTCGCCGCTAATCAGCTTTCCGAGATACGAATTGTTTACCGGCAAAACATCAGCTGGCCAGCCAAACTCGGCTATATTTGCAGGCTGGTTGGTTTTGACCTCTATGAAATGTGGCAAAACTTTGCGCCATTTTTCCATGTATTCGATAACGTCTGGATACGCCGCACCAGTGTTACACCAGACGACATAGATGTCGTTCCATCTATCTTTGTTAAGATAGAGGCACGCCAGACTATCCTTTCCGCCGGAAAATAATATAGCCGTATCTATCATCAAAAAGTTCCGAGAGCCGCTAAGCCAGTTAAAAATGATCCGATCCCACTAAGTGCGGGGGATGTGCTTTGAAACCCAGTCCGCGTCTGTGTCGATGACTGGCCGTATGGCGTAGCACCAACAGCCGCGAGCCGCAGATTGAGCATCTCTCTTGGATGATTAAGCTGTTCCATGAACCTAGAATATTGATCTTGCAGCCGCGCCCGCTCAAGCGCCTGCTGTTGCTGGCCAACTTGGTTGAGAGCGGTCGCTTGATCCATAGCGGCAGTCTGCTCCCGCGTGGCAAGACTGCCAAGTAACCCGGCAGCTGCCATACGCTGCTGATTCGCAGTGAGGCCAGCAGCTTGATTTAGCTGCTGCGCGTTCATACCAGCAAGCTGATTGGCGCGGGCGGCCTCAAACTGCCTGTTTATGTCTGATTGAGCTAGACCAGCGGCAGTATTGTATCCCTGCTGCCTTAGCTGGGCAGAGAGATCGCCAACATTGCGAGCCGCTTCAGCAGTAGCTACGCCCTCTAGGATACCCTGTCGAGAACCGCCAAATGCGCCAGACCGAGCTGCTTTAGACCCAATATCAGCGAGGCTACCCTTCAAGGCTCTTTGGGCATTAGCTACAGCTCTATTCTCGACTTCTGAAAGATAGGGATTCATATACGCGGAAATGTCAGTCTCCGGTATGCTACCGGCTGTGACGTTCTGCGCCTGCACATTTTCAGGAGTGTATTCCATAGCGCCGGTTGCGCCGCTCTGCGCTTGATTAAACGCACCCTGCGTCGAGCCTGCCATAGCCCGAACCATATCCTGCGCTTGTAACTGGGCAGGTGTGAATCCGGCAACAAGATTGCCCGTGTATGGAGTATACGGCCTTGAGCCAAGCTCATTGGCGAGTTGTAAATTCTCCTGCGCAGCTTGGTTGAGCCAAGCTGGCAACTCTGTCCGATTAGTTACGGTTTGGGGCTGCGAGCTTTTACCCATTTAATTCTCTCCGCACAGGTATCGCATAAGATACAGAAACATCAGACCAGCCGTACCTTGGAAGTATTTTAGCCCATCCCTTACGACCATTCATCGCCATAAACTCACATCCATTCCCCGCCGCAAAATCCAAAATCTCTTCCTGCATAGACATAACGTCTTTATACTCACCAGCCGCCACAAATATGTTTAGCCACCTCTTACGAGGCGCGTTAACTATTTGCGTCACAACGATAGTCTTATTCTTGGAAAATGCCTGCATATCGCCTGTCATTAGTCCGCGAACGACATCGTCAAAACTATGCGTCCCACCGCCGCGCTCTAGTGCCTTTTCGACCTTCGAGCGTAGCTCGTTTATATCCTCTTCCGTCATCGCCCCTCTCAGTACGATGGGGCTCCAGTCTGGCCAAACGGGACAGACGTAGCCGTCAGATTACCCGAATTATCTACCTCTATACGGAACACCGATCCATCCGGCGACCTAAGGAAGATACTCTCTACAGCCGTTCTGGTCCCAACAGTTGTAGACAGTGAGTCATATATATCAAAAAAAGCACGGGAAATATACTCTTTATCGTACTTGTCTGGAACTGGCTGTATTTGCGCCGTCATCTTCCACCTCCCGCAGAAACGTCAAAGCGCGACTCGCCAATACTCCAGTTCTGGTCCTTGGTGGACTCGATGCGCAGGCGGAAGTCACGGCCAGAAGCGCGAACGTCTGTGTAGCCGTTAGAACGAGGATAGTACGGGCCGCTAGTCTTCTCCGTACCCTCTGGCGTGAAGCTAGAGTATACCGTTATCGCCGTGCTGTCGTAGCTCTCGCCGCTGTCCGGGATGAACTGCTTAACATAAGAGATCGAAGCACCAGAAGAGATATTCAGAGAGCCAGTTTCTGCATACCTATCTGTACCTATAGGCGCACCGGCATCTGTCCAGCCATTCTCTTGAAAATACACATGATTCTGGCCGCCAGTGGCAATTGGGTATTCGAATACGCCTGCTCCAGCGCAGGCTGTGCGAGACAGAGAGCCTATGCTCCACCACCCTTCTTGGTAATTATAGAAGACATATTTGTCTGGGACATTTGTTGATGTGCTGGGATACCAGAACCAAGCCTCTGAGAATACTCCGTTGGCTGAGCCATGAGCATATACTGAGCTAGACTCTCTGTTCATATCATCAAAGACATAGTTACCGACATCGCACGCCAATGGCTTGACGACACCGCCGTCATAAATCCAGAAGCCCTGCGTTCCCATCCATATACAGCGACCAGCAACCTCCGCGAATGAGCGCGGTGCCATAAGCCCACAGTCGCTACCAATTTTAGATATGCTATAGATGAACGGGGTGCCGATATATCGCATCAGCCACGCCTCGCTCTGGGTGAAAATGAGTGTCCCTTCACGCACGGAAACACCCGTAACAATTGCCGAACTTGTGTCTAAATCCAAGTACCCAGCCGTGCTGGTAGGATCAGAGAAATTCCAGTTCGTATAATCCTCGCTGCCGGACCAAGCAACTCGACGTGGGTTGCCCCCAGAGCCGAGCAAAACAGCGTGGCGCTCAGGAGTGACTACGACACCTATGTTGTCTTCAGGCATCCCAACAGATGTTGCAGTGCCTCCAGTTCCAGAGTCATCTGTGCCGCTATCGGAATAAGTAAATGTGGTTACACTGGGTACGGAATCTATGGTAAATGTGCCATTGGCAGTAGATAGACTATTCCCAGTTACGGTAACAGAATCCCCGACAGCAAAACCGTGATGGCCATCAGTGGTTATCGTTATGACGTTTGAGGCTCTTACGGCGGTTTGTATCGGCGAAACCCCGGCATCATGCGCGGCACCCTCGCTAACCTCAAAATGCAGTAGACGACCGTCTGTAGAACATACAGCGAGGATTTCCTCACCCCAGTTATCTATAGACCAAGAAAAAGGCGCGCTGTAGCTCTCAGAATTTGGACGTGGATAAGTCGCGTCTGTATCATCACCGTACAACTTCCATCCGTACAGGTAGTCGCCATAGCCACCACCTGTTGTAGTATTCAACCCGACAAATGCAGATGGTGTCACGTCAACAAACGAATCACCGTCCATAAAGAATAGATTTTCATCTCCTCCAAGCAATGAGTATTGGCTGCCATCATTAGTCCTCCAATTGAATATAGTACGGACAGGACCGCTCAGTGGTGTAGATGTCAACCGCTGCCACCCGCCAACAGGCTCAAGAACGCCAGAGCGCCAACGAATAAGGTTGGAGTCCCAGTATCTGCCTTTTGTCTGAAGCGGCGTATGCCCACGCACAACCCCAGCTGGTATATTTAGCGGTACGAGTGCCATCTATTTACTCATTGCAAAAACCGTTACGGCGAGCGTTCTGAACCTTTATCTCGATAATGGTGTCTGTCGTGTCCTTCTTAGACCAAGATATAGGCTTCCAAACATTGCAAGCTGTCTTAATCCCTACGGTAGCCATCGTCTTCGCGCACCCTGCTAGGGTCACGGGAGACAGCATCACCAGCAGCAATAGCGCTGTTCGTGCGACGGATGGCTTCTTCATTAGATTCGCTCCTAATCTTTGATTTTGCGTCACTGCGCCCCCTGCCGTAGATTGCAGCTATCGCAAGAAGTATGCCGCCTACTGATGCAACTAAGCGTCCAATAGGCGACAATAGCCATGTTATCATGTTTTCCTCGACACAATCAACGCCAAAACACAAAGGATTAGCGATATACCTATCGCCTCACCGAGGGACATTGCTATAGCAGTAGTCATTACGAAGCCTCCTCATTTAGACGCTTTTTGCGCCAATACCAGATGCCTGCCGCCGCCACGGCTATGATTAAAAAAGCAATAACCGCAGGTTTGCCGAGTGCCTCCGAAAATCCAGAAATAACACTATTCGCTTGCTGGAGGACTGGGATGGCTTCCCGCGCTGCGGCAAACGCGCCAGCGCCACCAGCAACTACGGCTGCGTTTGCTTCTTTCGACTGTGTAATCTTCTTTTTAGGGACAGGCGTATCGGGAGCGACGCGGCTATCATCTTTCTCAGAGTCTGGAAGACTTCGCCACATTTCACATTCTGCACGGCGGCGTCGCACAAGCCCCGGTAGCACCTTTCCGCCGCCCCGCGTCCACTTCATCAGCTCCGCGGGAACGTCATCAAAGCGCTTGGCGTTAACGCGCTTGAGTAAAGTAGATTTCTTCAGCGCTCCGAGGCCGCAGTTGTACGAGAACGACACCAACACGTCGAACTGGTTTCCAGACACCTCTACCTTGAGAAGCTCATTCACACCCCGTTCAAACCGCCCCAAATCGGAGCGAAGAATGTCGAGAGCCACACGCTTCGTAATCTTCATTTTCGGAGTGACGGTCGGCAGCCCCGCCGCAGATGTGTGGCCATACCCAATCGTCAGAATGCCTGCTGGGCAGGTGTAGGCCGTCAGACGGAGACCCTCAAACTCTTGAATAAGCGCCAGACCGGCTTCACTCGTCCTCATCTCACTGCCTCAACATTGAACGTCAGGTTGGGGTGGTCGGGGTAATTCACAACCCTCTCCCCTTCCGGGCATTTGTATTTGATGTGCGCCAGCAACTGTGCTCGCCCCGGATTTACTTTCTCCGGGTGCTCAAATTTAATCATGTAGGCAAATTTCTGAATCTTGTTGCCAGCAGGGCCGGAGAACTTCGCCACACTGGGGATGGCCCTGTGAACGAACAGTTTTGCGTCACGGACCTCAAGAGTGAAACTCTCGACTGAACAGTCATTGCGCCGTTTCCTGCGCGCAACAGTTACATCGAAATCACCATTCGCGGGACCAGACGTGATGCGGAAGTATTCAGGAGCCCATTCAAGAATGGGGCGTTTGAAGAAACCAATTTTGTCAGACATAGAATAGCCGCCACCTATGGCAGCGAACAGCGCCGTTACAACACCGATAATCTTTTTCCAGTTATCAGCATCAGTCCACATCTTTGCCAAGCCACCTCTGAACTGTCTTCGTCTCGTAAATACGAATCAGCGACCAAATAATGCTGAATAGAGCGGCAAAAGCTGGAAGCATCTGCAACAACGTACCACCGACTACGGTCAGTGATAGCGCATCTCCTGCCAATTTAGCTGCCTCATCTTTCATTTTTCTGTCCTCACAACCTAAAGGATTAGCTCAATTCTGGATATGGTTACCTGACCATTTGGGAAAGATGTGGAGTCACAGCAATAATATCCATAAATTCTAACTTGATCTGTCGTTTCGAGATAGTTTGCACGCATATAGTATTGTTTGCTACTAGCAAACGGCGTAGGATCAGTAGTTACACCAGTTCCCTTTGTCATGTCCCATGAGTATGGGGTGTAATAAGCCCAGCCAGTATTTAATATTTTGCCAGTTACTCGGAAATCAGAACCTGAAGAAAGCTGTCCAGCGGAAAAGTAATCAGAGATAGTTAATGGTTGAGAATAAACACCATTTCCGTATGGACTTATAAAAGTCGAATCATCAAAGTCGTGATACAGAGCCTCTCCATATCCATTGCCCATAGATACTGGGTTACTATATCTAGCTTGCAATAATGTCCTAACATTTGTGGCATTCATATCGATTGAGCCAGACTGACCCAATTCAGTGCGCACATCACCTAAAGATATGGGGCCAGAAGATGGGAGCGCCATTATTTACCCTCCAGCTCTTTTACGCGGGCGGACAGCTCCTTTACGGCCTCAATAAGAACACCGACAATGTTTCCGTATGATACAGAAAGCGTTTCTCCGTCCTGCACAACCTCTGGAAGTACGGACTGCATCTCCTGAGCGATAACGCCTACGCCCGCCTCCCCGGTATCCTTGCGGGTATATTTAACTCCGCGCATCTTCTCGACTAAAGAAACAGCCTCGGCGATGGTCTCGACATTATTTTTTAGTCGCGCGTCTGAGTAAGCGGTCACGTTCCCTTTAGCAGTGAAGTTGCCGGAAGTATCTGTGTACCAGCGATTATCTGACAATACCGAGTCATAAAGGCCAAAAACATCCGCCGTATCATTTCCGTATAGATATACGTTACGACCAGTCATGTTAAAAATAACTTTAAGCTCGCCAGATGTCGTGTCTAAAGAGATGTCGCCGGTCATAGTCCCGCCAGATAAAGGCAGATAAGACCCTGAAGCCGCAGTTGTAATCCTGCCCTTAGCGTCAACTGTTATGTTGGCAGCAGTATAAGACCCAGCCGA